CTCCATTCCAATCAGCAACCTCAGCGATAGTAGCACTATCAAGATCATACATTGCTGCTCTCTGACCACTAGTGCTAGTATCAGTGTACGCATTAATTACATACTGTAAGTTTGTTGTGTCGTAATAAAAGAAACCAGGAACTGTAGTTGCGTCAGTACCATTGTATGTGTACACGTAAGAGATACGTGTATCTTCAAACTTCCAATAGAAATATTTTGTTTGAGTTGTTGTTGCAAAGTTTGGATCAAATCCTCCAAGTGCGGTTACATTAATCACACTATTAGATGATGTCCAGTTTCTATTAGAACCTTGCTCAACAAATCCACCAATAACAACGTGTTCATCTTTAATAAAGTTAGCTGCCTCGGGTGGCGCATCAATAGAAACTATTGGCGGACTCGCTGGATTATATCCAACCCCTCCACTGACAACCGACAGTGATACAACTCCACCATCTTGAATTGTGGATTCAACAATGCCACCAGTACCTCCACCTCCAGAAAGAGTAACTGTTGGTGCTGTGCTATATCCTGTACCAGCAAGAGTTACGGTTGCTCCAGTGATTGTACCACCAGCATCAACGCTAACTGTTCCAGTAGCTTGTTGTCTGGTAGTAAGACCAAGATTAAGCGTGGTGATGTTGCTGAACTGTCTTTCAAAATCGTCAACCTCGTCAAGTCCTGTGTCAAACTTGTCCGCGCCTTGCTCGTAGAGCTCTGCAGTAAGTATATAAAAATACTGTTTTCCCAATTGGAAGAATGGTTGCTCCCTTTCAACATATTTGATTTCGTAAATATCTTCTGTTAGTGGGTAGTAAATGAGGTCTCCCTCATTAGGTCTACCCTCTACTGATAGATTTAGAGCAGGATTAGCAGACTGCTCCCACCTTCTACGTGATACTACAAAAGTAATCTCATCTGTAATTCTAAGTCCAAACTTACTTACAAACTCAGAACCAGCACCAAAACCTTCAACATTTACCAACATCATTTCAATCATATAACTCTGATTGAATTCAGATTGGATGACTTCTCCTAGGGTTTTATCTTTTAGACTTACTCTAGGTAGATAAAATACATCTGCACCAAACAGTTTGATCTGCTCATCCACAAGATCCTGTACGAGATTCTGTTCTGTTTTATTACCGCCATGCTGTGGAAAATAAACCTTTTTCATCCGATCATGTCCATTGGGGGCAATTCATACGTTCTAGATGAGTTCTCCATCATCAACGCAATCTCATTTACTGCATCTGTATATAACTCTCTACCATTCATACTAACACCGCCAGGTAGTTGGATGCCATTGAACTTAATTAGGTTCTGTCCCCACTGCCTTTTAATCAATGCGGTAGTGTATTTTTTAACAAACGTGTCATTATATACTTGAGTAAATGTTTCTGGATCAAGTGCTCTATAACAATCAATAATTACGTAAATCTCTTCATCCAGCATGTCTTTTCCAACATCCAGATACAATCTATCTTGACGATGGTTGAATCTAAATTGAACAAAAGATCCATTATTTAGAACCATATCAATGGTTTCCATCCATTGCTTAACCATAAAATAATTAAGCATGTCCAATGATCCAACAGCATATAGATCATTCAAGAAAATTTGATATTCAATACCAAATAGGTTATTTCTAATCGCATTACTTGCCAACCCATATACCTTTGATATTCCCATTACGTGTGGTGGAATATCAATATACCTATTTCTTTCTTCCCAATCAGTTCCGTTAATTGTTGTTGTAGTGTTGGATGTTTCAAACTTAGTTTCATCTGCGGCAGTAAACAGATGTTTAAGGTACATTTTTTCAACACCATCATAATGACGCTCTCTGTAATACTGCAGAGCATCATCAATAGCATCTTCAATTTGATCGTCGTCTACGTTGATCTCCAGAACTGGGAACCCTAACTGTCTAAGACAATAGTCCCTTAGCTCGGTCCTACTGGCAGGCTGAGCCATACGATATACCTATAGTTTTCCTAATGGTATTTATCAATTGACGTGACCAGTCATTCCATTTAAGATCACATCAAAATCATACTGTCCGAAAAACTTAAAAGATTTTACAGAGTCTGGGAGAAATTCGTTTGCTCTTCTTTGTATGTCTGTCCAAAAGGGGGTTTTGTGTTTTGAACCATGTTTGTAGTGAAAAGCAATAACGTTTAAGTAATCTTTTATACACTCTTTATATGACTGATTAACTTCAGAACGTTTTGATTCTGTGCCAATATGTGGAATATATTCCGAAATAAAATCGGAAAAGACACAATAATAATGAGTAGAGAATGCTTGCAATGGCTCAAAGAAGAACAAAGCATTTCCAATTAATGCTTGCCTATTTGATACAATAATATTTTCGGAATACCTAGGATTCCATTTTAGATAAGATTCAATCTCATAACCAAAGTTGTTAAGTATCTCTTCTGCATTTGAAATATTTCTGTTAAAAAGATATCCACATCTAGACTTATTATTCTCTGGATACGGAAGTTCAAATTGCCAACCGTTTTCTGTTGCTCTATGAACAGTTGTTGTAAATGCTGTGTGTGGATTTTTTGTAAACGTAATTCCTGTATTTACAGTTTCAAATGGGGAGGAGATGTATGTTGTTAGGTCTTCGGACCATCCAGAAGCATGAACAACAAAATCAAATTGTTTCCCATTTACAGTCACGCCACTTTCTGTTTCAACAACTTTATCAACTTTTTCATCTACAAATTTACACACTTTAGTTTTTTCATAAACACCACTGACGTGTTTATTAAAATCTTTTGTGTAAAAATGAAATGCCAAATCATTAGAATTGAATGGATGATCAAACGTATCAGATTTACCCCAATCAAAAAACCTTACTCCAGTTTTATATGAGGCAATGTTTTTTCTCACCAAGGATTCAATGAAGATTCCTACTGGTGCCAATTGTTTTTGAACTGTTGGAACTGTTGATTCTCCAACGCCTAACTCTGGTTTATTGGAATCAAAGTATATTGTTACATCACAACCATTCCGTATTAGAGAAGGAACTAAAAGCAACGAAGCAGTCCCTTTTCCAATTACAGCAATTTTTGCTTCAAATGATGGAGTTACAACTGGTACAGTATCAAGTAATTTTTTTAAACTCTCAAAATCTTCATAATCAAACATACTATATTATCTCAATTCTGCTTTGAAAAGAATATTCAAACAAGACCTATGAGTATTCTTATTTGGTGTAGTACCGCTATGTCTCCAATGAGATGGGAAAATGCAAGCATTCCCCGCAACATGGGGAACTAAAATCTCTTCTACGGTTCCATCTTCATTTGGTTTCCAAACAATGGTTCCTTTACCAGGATTGTCATTTAAGTAATAGATGATACTCCAATGATTTGGTTCATTAATATCTGTATGAGGAACTCCTACAGAACTATCATGGTAGTAATTCCAAAAATATCTTACAGTTGTTTGATTAAAGAATGCCTCGTAACTAGTATATCCATTTTTTACAATGCACCTATTGAATACCAATTTCTTAATCAGATCTCCATAAAAATTTAAATCATTCATGGTAGGATCACCTTGATCTGAGTCTGTCCGTATCCTTTCGCTCTCTATTCTGATAGAAGCACTCTCAAGATTTCTAAATGAACAAATAATCATACCTGCATCACATCCGCCATGTGTCAATTGAAATATATCAATCGGTAGATTATCTGTAACAACAGTCCATCTTGGATGACTCATTAGCACAGAGTGCATCTCATCATTAATATCTTTAGGTAAGATATTTTCAAATATATTAATATCGTTAGGGTCAAACATAATTAATTTAAGTATCGTATGTCCAGCAGTATGAAAACGTTATCCTAGATCCAAAAATTTTTGGTTTATGGTAAGTCTTTCTAGGTATGTAAATAGCGTCTCCAGGATTTATAGTATATTTTTTACCATCATCAAATTCATATTCTACTTTTCCTAATCCTGCAACAATTAAAACACTCATGAGATCATCATGTCTGTTTAACAAAGTTGATCTAGTTGATAATGAGCAATAAGTGTGACAATGATTGATTTTAAATTTGTCTTTTGCTTCCAGAAATAATTTTTTTAATTCATCTGGATATGATTTTACTGAATGTAAAACAAATCCATACATCCATTGTTGAGTTTCTGGTGGAATTTCCCACCGCATTTCTTCATCTATTTGAATGTATTGTGGGTTGTGTGTTGCAAAGGTATTTGCTTTTGGATCTAAGATCCTCACCTGCCCTCTATCCAAATCTTTATCTATTATTGGAATAATAGAATCCCATGAAACATCTTTATGAGATTCTAATACTTTTCTAAAAACTTTAACTTCATTTCCATACAACTCTACAGGATCTATGGAGCCAAACATTGTTTGACTCCATTTTAAGTTATTTGGAGAAGATTCTGATTCGTTTTTGTTTAGTTCTACAGTGGAATTATAAAAGTCATCAATATCAATCATATTAAAATTCACATAATATTATTGCCCTTGTCCAAACCAAGCAATATGTCCACAACTATAATTACCACCATTGGCAGATCTACCACCATCGCTATCATAATTGAAAGTATAAGTGCTGTTTCCACCAGAGGTACAGGAACAACTGTTTAAATATGCTCCATTGCCATTGTGATAATAACCGTCCAATCTAAAAGCAACAGTAAAATTAGTTGTAATTGAAGAAAAATCAAAACCCCATGATTGACATTGAGTATCAATTCTACCCGCGTTTGGATA